GGTAATCTACACACCGACAGGTGAGGTTGCTGGGTTCAAGCTGATTCCTCGCGGCCCGATGGATGTTGCTGCTGCCGGGTTCAAGGCAGACAAGACAACCCTTGAGGATCGCATGGATGCCATGAAGGGAGCAGGACGGGAGTTTGCACAAGCCTACACCCGCTACAATGCCCTACGAACTTACTTAAGCACTTTTGTAGAAGGAATGAAGAACAATGTTGACGAGAATGGTTTCATCCATCCGGAGTTCATGCAGTGTGTTACGGCAACGGGCCGCCTTTCGTCTAGGAATCCTAACTTTCAGAATATGCCACGTGGAAATACCTTCGCTATACGGAAGGTGGTCGAGAGCCGCTTCGAGGGTGGCCAGATACTTGAGGGGGATTACTCCCAGCTAGAGTTCCGTGTTGCTGGTTTCCTTGCCAAAGATCCGCAAGCCTATCACGATGTTGAAGCTGGGACGGATGTTCACAGCTACACAGCCAGCATCATTGGCTGCAGCCGACAGGAAGCGAAGGCTCACACCTTCAAGCCCCTGTATGGTGGAGTGACAGGAACGCCGGAACAGCAACGATATTACCGTGCCTTCAAGGAAAAGTATGCGGAAGTTACCGTGTGGCACGAGGAACTACAGAAGGAAGCTGTATCCACCAAAGAGATTGCCCTTCCCTCTGGCAGACGCTATGCCTTCCCCGATGCCAAGTGGACGGAATGGGGGACAGCTACCAACCGGACTGCAATCTGTAACTACCCTGTGCAGGGCTTTGCCACCGCTGACCTGTTGCCGATGGCCCTTGTTCGTCTCAGCAACGCCTTCAGGGAAAACAACCTGCAGTCCGTTATCTGCAATACGGTTCACGATTCAATCGTAATCGATGTCCACCCGGACGAGAAAGATATCTGTATCAAGCTGATGCGGGAAGCAATGCTCTCCCTGCCTGAACAGACACAAGAACGCTACGGCGTGTTCTACGATATGCCTGTGGAAATAGAATTAAAAATAGGCAAGAATTGGCTTGACCTTTCTGTCGTAGACTAGTAAGATTGTCTTACGCAACCCCTAATCGTATAGGAGACTTACAGAAAATGATTGGGACAGAAATAGTAAATATCGACAATGAAATGGATCAACTGGTATCAGCGTTCAACAACGATGATGCCGAAGCCCTGATGAAGATGACCGGGCAATCAGAGGGAACCAAGAAGACTGGTTTGCCTCGCCTGAACATTAACTATCAGGATGAATCAGAGGATGGTCATACCCTTCCTCGTGGCTCTTGGAAGATTATGCTGGACGGTGAGTTCCTTTATGCCAAGCAGCCGCAGCTTCGCCCTATTCTCCGCACCTACGAGTGGAGCCTGTGGGATCAGGACGAAGGCACATTCGCTGCCAAGTCCGTTCAGAAGCCTAGCCTGTCGGGTTCTTTCCCTGACAGCGTTGGTGGCGACAAGTGTGGTCGTCTGCCCAAAGAGCAGGAAGAAGTGCTGGGTGAGGATCATCCGGATGTCATGCGTTCCCGGGCTGCAATCTGTAATCAGGTAATCTACGGTATCATCTCCGGTGACTTTACCAAAGCAGATGGCACAGAGGTTACGGTTGACCGCCAGCCTGTTGTTGCCTACTTCAAGAAGTCCGGCTTCATGCCAATCAGCAACTTCATCAACAGCCTGTCCAAGCAGAAGAAGGTCATGCAGCGTTGCGTGATTGACTTGGGGACAGACCGTAAGAAGATGGGCAGCGTTACCTACTGGGTTCCGGTTCCAACTCTCAGCGGTGAGGTTGATGTCACTGACGAGGACAAGGAACTGATGACCATGTTCGTAGAGTCCGTCAAGGTGCATAACGAAGCTGTTATGTCTCAGCATCGTGAAGCTGCAAAGCTGATCATGTCAGATGACGACAGCGATTTGGCTGCGGACTTTGAAGATGCTTCTGCAGCTTAACCTTCAAGACTATCTGAACAAAGCTACCCGGGGGGAGTTAGACCTTCCCCCGGTCTCTTTGAAGCAATTCACACAGGATTGTGAGGAAGCTGTCTCCCGGCAACTACGCAGGGAAAACAAACCTTATCGTCTGCGTATGTCCGGCTTGGGTCGCCCCTTGTGTCAACAGCTTGTTGAACGCAGTGGTGTTCGAGAAGAGATGGACTACAACGGTGTGCTGCGCTTCTTGTTTGGGGACATTGTGGAAGCCCTGATGATGTTGCTCCTGCGTGAAGTGGGGGCCAAGATTGTCAGCTTTCAGGAATCCGTTGAACTGGAGATAGCTGGGCAACAAATCAAGGGAACTCTCGATCTAACCCTCGAGGATGAACTGGGCCAGAAGAAGGTCTGGGACATCAAGTCCGCAAGTGAGTGGGCCTTCAACTACAAATATTCTGGCGGATATGATAAACTCAAAGAGGACGACCCCTTTGGCTACCTGATGCAGGGTTACCTATACTCAGAAGCCACAGGATTGCCATTTGGGGGCTGGATAGTGGTGAACAAGTCCAGCGGGCAGGTTTTGATTGTAGAAGCCCCGGACTGGCAAGAAGAGGACAAGAAAGCATACCTGAAGGATGCTGAACGGCGGGTGCGTATCCTGACTGATCCTGATTCAGAGGTAGTCAAGCTGGATACAGAGTTTGAAACCTACCGTGCAAATGGCGAGGTTATCCGCACGGGCAACAAGACACTGGCCAAACAGTGCAGCATGTGTGGATATCGTTCCCACTGTTGGCCCGATGCGGTGTTGCATGACAAGGTAACATCCAAAGCCAAGAACCCGCCACAGGTCTGGTATTCAACCTTGAAGAAGAAAGCCCTGTGACATGCCTGTCCTTTACACCAAAGAATACGACCTGTCTCTCGTGGATCTCAACGAGGAACTCCTCATGCTCTATGTGGAATCCCACGCCAAGTCGGGGGGCGGGAGACGGGTCGTTTTTCTCAGGCAACACGAACGGGGCATCCCCGTAATCATCCGCGAGAACTACTCAGAAAGTGGCGTCATCACCCCTGCAACAGAGGTGCGTGACCTAGAAGCAGTAGAGTCTTGCTTCCAAGTGATCGGCAACCATCTCGCAAACGGAAAGACTGTATGCGTCCCGATATACCCTCTCACCGAAGAAGTTATCTCCATAGAAAAACAATCCCCGAAAGTGGCCGCGTATCTCAGAAAGAGAATGGCCAGCTACAACATGAAATACCATTTGGGAAATACCACAAGATGAAGCGGTTTGCGGGATATAGGTCACAGTTTGAACTGGACTTGGCGCGAACTCTAGTCAAGAACAAAATTGAGTTTGAATACGAGAAGGCCAAGATAGCCTACCAGCCAAAGGTCCGGATATACACCCCGGACTTCTACATACCGGCGACAGGTATCTACATAGAAGCAAAGGGCCATCTCGACAAAGATGATCGCGTCAAGATGCGACTGGTCAAAGAGCAGCATCCTGACTTGGACATCCGGTTTGTTTTCCTGCGGGCATCAAATCGACTTTACAAGGGTAGCAAGACCACCTATGCTGCATGGTGTGAACGCTATGGATTTCAATGGGCAGAGAAGACGATACCACCTGAGTGGCTAAAGAAGGGAAAAAACAATGTCTGATAACGACAACATAGATGCAGAAGAAACTCTGGAGAGACAGCTAGAACTTGCCACCCTTCTTCCTGAACGATGGTATATCATCTTCAGCAACAAGGATGACGATACCGTTACCATGAACGCCTACGATACGACAACAGGCCCCGAAGATCCGGAAGCCTACGAGTCCGGTGTTGTCCTGCAGAACGGCATCATAGAGTTGCTTGAGAACGACTTTGAACGCATCGTAGAGGCTGGTATGGCCCGTCTCAGATTCAAGGAACTCGAGAAGGAAATCGTATCAGAAGTCAACGAGGAGATGGGCCTGTCCATTGAAACGTCCGGCGACAACATAATCAAGGTTGACTTTGGAGCAAAGCAATGAACGAGTATCAGAAGGCATGTCTGACCACCGCTGTATACCCCAAGATGCACAGCGTAACCTATCCGGCTCTGGGCTTGGCAGGAGAAGCAGGAGAAGTTGCCGACAAGATAAAGAAGATGCTGCGTGACAAGATTGATTCCCCAGAGTATCGGGAACAGGTCATGCTTGAGTTGGGTGATGTGCTGTGGTATGCTGCAGTTCTGGCAAGCGACTTGGGGTATGACCTCGAGACTGTCGCTAACCGCAACCTAGAGAAGTTGCAGGGTCGTCAGAAACGTGGAACACTACATGGCACAGGAGACAACAGGTAATGGATGTCCATCTAAGTCACGAAGAATATATGCGGGAGAAAGAAAAGCTGTTTGGCAAAGACATGGTGAACAGTCCCCCGCACTACAATCAGGCAGGTATCGAGTGCATAGATGCTATCGGTGCTGCTACAGAAGAAGGCTTTGAATACTACCTTCAAGGCAACATCATAAAATACCTCTGGCGGTATCGCTACAAGAATGGCGCAGAAGATCTGAAGAAAGCCCAGTGGTATTTGAACAAACTAATCGAGGTAAAGGAAACACTAACATGAGCAATACACTACCAACCCCCTATCAGCAGTTCATCCACAAGTCCCGATACGCCCGGTGGATCGAGGAAGAAAATCGGCGTGAAGATTGGCACGAGACTGTTGACCGCTATGTGGACTACATGGCAAATCACGCAGAAGAGAAGCATGGCTACAAGCTGAAGGCAAGTGAGAAGGCAGATATCAACGAAGCCATCTTGGGCCTACAGGTTATGCCATCCATGCGGGCTGTGATGACCGCTGGCAAGGCTCTTTCCCGGGATAACATCTGCGGGTATAACTGTTCTTATATTCCGGTGGATAGCCCTCGTGCGTTTGACGAGTGCATGTATATCCTGATGTGTGGCACAGGGGTTGGGTTCTCCGTTGAACGGGAGAATGTGGACAAGCTGCCTACCGTCAGTGATGCCATGAATAATTCAACGACTGTGATCAAGGTAGGTGATAGCAAGCCGGGCTGGGCCAAAGCCTATCGTGAGTTGATTGCCCTGCTCTATGCGGGACAAGTTCCTCAGTGGGATATGTCCGATGTGCGTCCAGCAGGGGAACGCCTGAAGGTCATGGGTGGCCGGGCATCCGGGCCGCAGCCGTTGGTTGACCTGTTCAGCTTCACCGTGGAAACCTTCAAGCGGGCAGCAGGTCGCAAGCTGTATCCCATCGAGTGTCACGACCTGATGTGCAAGGTGGGTGAGATTGTCGTTGTTGGAGGTGTCCGCAGGTCAGCCCTGATTTCGTTGTCCAACCTGAATGATGACCAGATGCGCCACGCAAAGGCCGGACAGTGGTGGGAGAACGAAGGGCAGCGGGCGTTGGCCAACAACTCCGTAGCCTACAAGTCCCGCCCAGAGATGGGAACCTTCATGCGTGAGTGGCTTGCCCTGTATGATTCCAAGTCAGGGGAACGCGGTATCTTCAACCGGGAAGCGGCAGACAAGCAGGTAGCCCGGAATGGTCGCCGGGAAACCGGACACATGTGTGGAACC